TGGGCTGTATTTGTGGAGGAAAAGGCGGGGGCTGCTAAAAAGGTAGCCCCCCAGCCTGCCGCAAAGGTAGCCGAGCCGGTGGCCAATGCTATTGAAGTGTCAATAACTGAGGAAATGCTAGAAGCCAGGTTTGGGGATGATACAGAGGCCCTGCTGGCCTTTGCCGACGAGCAAGGGATAAGCACGGGCCGGGCCAAATATCCAAGCTCTATTCGGCGGGCGATTGTAAAGCACTATGAAAACGCATGAACCAGATAAAACCTATACGCCAGTTTCATTTCGGGGAAAGCAGCGCGGTCACAAGCGGCCCGGCTTCCGAGCCATTGACGGCGACCGAAGTGAAAAATTGGCTAAAGGTTACTGGTACATCGGAAGACGACCTAATCAGTTCTTTGATAGCGGCGGCCAGGAAACAGGTGGAGCATTACACCAACCTGAAGCTGTTCACACAGACAATAGCGGAATATTGGGATGAATGGCCATACAGCGATGAGCTAAAGAACCGTTTCGGCGGCCTTAGCCTTTCCTGGGGGCCAGTGCAATCGGTGTCTAGTGTGCAGTACACCGACGAAGATGGCGATACACAGACGTTTTCTTCATCCAACTACACCACCGACCTGACAGCACGCCCGGCCCGGATAGCACCCGGATTTGATGACGTTTGGCCTACTGCTAGGCTGGAGCCCAACTCCATAAGAGTGATGTATGTGGCAGGGTATTCCGATACAGCAGACATCCCGGACGACATCAAAACAGCCATGCGGCTGATGATTACGCACTGGTATGATAACCGTACCGACAGCGTCCGGCAGTTGCCTATGGCTAGCGAGTGCTTATTGAGGCCCTATAAACTCGGCGTGTATGTATAACAAGCGCGAACGGGTGGGCACGATGCGGCACAGGATTAAGTTCATGAAGCCCATTAAGGGCCGGGACGAATACGGTGGCGAAAGCCGGGAATGGATAGTTTCTGCTGATGTGTGGGCCAATATTGACTACCAGCAGTCCGGTAGCGACTTGGGCGAAGAAGCCACGCGCAGGCAGGCATTCACCAAAGCGGTGATTACTGTCAGGTACGCCGGCACTGTATGGGCCGGGATGCGCATCAAGGCCGACAGCCGGGAATTTATAATTGAAAGTGTGCTGCCAGATGTTAAGCGCGAATACATGGAAATGGAATGCACCATTGACGGCCCACGCGAACAGGAATACGTGGCTGCCAGCGGCCAGCCCTGGGAGCTTCCCGGCGGCGGGGCCTGGCTGGTAGCCGATGACGGTGATGTGAAAGACGAGCCAGCGGCTACGACAACGCACACAGATAGTGCCGGCCTGGAATGGAATGTGCCGGCAGGAAGCAGCTATACGGACGAAGATGGCAACCCGGAAACCAACCACGCGGCTGGTGATGTGAAAGACGAGCCAAGCGGGCGCGACGAGTGGACGGAAACTGATTCAGGAATTACATGGAATCCTAGTTAAGTATGGCAGAACTAAGAGACAACAGGGCGTTGATCCTGGAGGTAAACGAAGTGATTCGTAAATTGGAATCTGTAGCCAATGAAATACGCGACCCCAAAAAGCGGCGGCGCATTGTAAGCAAGCACGCCAATTTGGTGGTGGATAAGGCGCAAAAGATAGCGCCCAAAGGCACGCGCAGGCATTTCCAGTATGCTACCAGGGCAGTGAAGCTAAACAAGAGCAAACGCGCAGCACCAGGCGAAGGCATCAAGGTAGCCAGGTATGACCCCGGCAACCTTAGAGGCTCGATTCAGAAGCTATTTTTTAAGCGTTCGCCAGCTGTGTTTATCGGCCCCAAAATCGCCAGGCGCGTGAAGGAAGGCAGCATATTCGGCCCTATCAGCGGCCAGTACAATGCTTATTACGCGCAGATGGTATTCGGAAGCGCAAAGGCATTCCGTGACCGGGTGATGGTGCCAGCTTTGGTTTCTGTTTCTAGCCAACTTGTGAAAGAAATTGGTGCTTCGGCACTGCGGATTATCAAAAGAGAAGCAAAAAAACAAGGCCTGGCAGCCTAGCAAATGGATGTTGGAAAAGTCATATACAGCCTGCTCACTAGCGATGCCACATTCACCAGCTATGTGGGTACGCGCCTTTATCCGGGCTTTGTGCCACAAGATACGCAGTTCCCAGCGGTGGTGTACTCTTTCGACAACCAGCAGCCGAGCAACACAAAAGACGGGGTAAGTACAGACGACAACCCGACACTGAATATTGACATATACCACGAAAGTTATTCATCTGCCCAGGCGATAGCCGAGCGCATACGCACGCTGCTGGATTATTACACCGGAACCAATTCCGGCGTAACGATTGACAGGATAAGCTTTGCCAGCCAGGCAGATAACAGCTATGTGAGTGAATACCAGTTCACGGTATTGTCACAGGCATACAATGTAAGATACAAGCGATGAAAGTGGAATTTCTGAAACGCTGCGAAGAAAATGGTGTAGATGCCCAGCCCGGCGACATACAGACGCATAACCGCGACAAGGGCAAGTGGCTGGTGCGCCAGGGCTACGCAGTAGAGACAGACAAAGCCACAGACGAGCAACGGGCTATAGCGGCGGCCACCGAAGAGGAAGAACAGCCGCAACATTATGAAACACTATACTACCATGAGCCGGAGTGCAAACAAGTGCAAACACGGACATGGTGGCAAAAATTGAAATCACTATGGCACAGACAGCCGGAGTAATTAACGGAACTGATTTGCGGCTTTATGTTGGAGGCAATGCGGTTGCCTATGCCGTGACGTGCAACCTGTCCATGAGCAGGGAATTGCGCGAAACTATACACAAGGACAACCCTGGCAGCGGGTGGCGGGAAGTAGACCCGGCCCAGGCCAGCGCCACGCTAACCACAGACGGCCTTTTCAATGAGGACGGCACCAACAACGCCCCGGCCGACCTGTTCACCATCTTCGCCGCAAAGACGCAAGTTTCCTGGTATTTCAGCAACGAAAACGCTGGTGACACGCGCTATTACGGCAACGGATACATTACCGCGCTCGATTATTCCGCGACAGTGGAAGAGAACGCCACCTATTCAGTGACTATCGAGGTGGATGGCCAGGTGCAGACGGCCACGCTGACGTAGACGAACACAAAAAAGAATCCCCATGCAGTACCTAGAAATTAGCGGTAAGGAATACCCTGTACACTTCGGCACGCTGGCTTTGAAGCAGTTTTGCATCAAGCACAACATTCCGAAGATCGGGGGCCTGCTCAAAAAGTTGACAGACAGTATTCCCCGCCGGGATGATGGCACCGCTATTGATCGCGAAGAGGAAGCCATGCAGGCATCCTCTTTCGATTTTCAATTTTCCCTGGAAGAACTCATAGACATTTTGCGTTTTGGTATCAACGATGGCTACAGGAAACTCGGACAGAAGGAGGCAAGCATTTCAGAAGAAGAAGCCGCCGACCTTTTTGATGAACACCCTGGCCTGGCAACGCCGCTGCTGGAAGCGTTCACGAAGTCTATTGTGTCACTATTTCAGCCGGAAGAGGGAAAAAAAGCGAAGGCGAAGCCGCAGAAAGCCGCATCGAAGAACTGACAATTGATGAATTGCAGTTTCGCGCCTGCGGCCAGGCTGGCATGAGAGAGCCGGATTTCTGGGCCTGTGAGCTGCGCGAAGTATTCAACAGGATTCGGGGCTTTAACCAGCTCGAAGAACAACGCTATATGCAGGATATGGTAGTCACCAGATGGCAGACGGCAGCAATTCTGAATATGGCGCGGGCGAAGAAGAGTAAGGCCATCAAGCCCAGCGACCTGGTGAAACTACCAATTGACGAATTAATTAAGGAAAGCCGGCCAGTGATGAGCGCAGAGGAACGCGCACGGCGCAAAGAAAAAGCTGACCGGGTTTTCGCTAAAATAATGCAACTCAATGGCAAGGGCTGACTTGAATGTAAGGCTAGGGCTGGCAATCCGCGACTTTGAACGCGACCTGAAGCGCGTAGAGCGAAGCCTGCGCCGTACAGCCCGAAACCTGTCCAGCCTGGGCAGTGACTTGACTGCCGGCCTTACAGTCCCCATTGCCGGCGCTGCTGCTGCTTCCTTACAGGCAGCAGCCCAATTCGAACAACTACAAAATGCCCTTATTGCTGTTACCGGCTCCACCGAGGAAGCCCAGGCCCAGCTGGAACGCTTGCGAGAGATTGCCGAAGCGCCCGGCATCGGCTTTGAGGAAGCAGTAAGGGCCTCACTACAATTCCAGGGCCTTGGCGTTAGCGCCCAGCAGGCCGAGGAATCCATTAAGCAGGTAGCCAATGCGGTTGCGGCATCCGGTGGCGGCCAGGAAGCTTTCGCTGGCGTTGTCCAGCAATTAAACCAGATACAGGCCAAGAACCAGGTACTTCAGGAAGACATTGGTATCCTGCTGGAAAACGCGCCCATCCTGGGTAATGTGCTTCAGGAGACTTTCGGGGCAAAGACCGCCGAAGGCATCCGGGAAGCCGGCGTCAATGGCGAACAATTTTTCGAGCAACTTATCCAGGGCCTTAGCAAGCTTGAACGGGTGCAGGGTAGCCTGGCCAACACTTTCGAGAATTTCGGCATATCTGTACGTTTCGCCCTGGCAGACATTGGCCAGCAGATTAACGACCTGTTCGACGTTCAGGGTATCATTGACGACTTTGTGGACAAGATCAATGATGCGGTTGATGTGTTTCGGGGGCTAGACGACGAAACAAAGCGCAGCATCATTCGCTTTGCGGCTTTTGCAGCAGCCGTCGGCCCGGCTATTTTTGTCACCGGCCGCTTTGCCGGGATCATTGGCACGCTGATAGGGTTCAACCGGCAATTTTCCGCCACTGTGGCCGGTTGGGTAGGTTCATTGTTTACCTATACGACCGGTGCCAAAGCCGCAGAAGTGGTCACTAAGCGTTTCAATACAGCACTAAAACTCACCTTTGCAGGCATTGCATTAACGGCCATTACGCTGATAGTGGTTAAGTTTTTGGAGTGGCGCAATGCACTTCGAGAAAGCCAAGCCGAACTCAACCGGGTAACTACCCAGCAGGAGGCGTTCAATAGTGTTACTTCTGATGCAGAAAAAAGCATTGCCAGCCAGCGCCTTGAAATCGAACGTTTTGTGGCCATCGCACAGGATGAAACTGCTACCCAGGAGCGCCGGACGGCTGCCATTCAGAAGTTAAAAAAGGAGTATCCTGAATATTTTGGACAGGTATCAGAAGACCTAACAAAAACTGGGCAGCTTACAATAGCCAAAAACAAGTTAATAGATGCCCTGTTAGCCCAGGCTCGTGCTCAGGCAGCTGTAGCGAAAATTACTGAACTTGAAAATGAACGTCTTGACCTGCAAACCGATATTGCTGATAAGCGAGTGGCACAAGAACAAGCTCTGGCTAAAATTCGGGCGGCCGGCTTTTCCAGCATACAGGAGGCAAACCAGGCATTATTAAGAAACAGGAAGCTTATACAGGAGCAAGCAGCAAGCGGCGGCCAGGTGAATGCTTCGTTGTTGCGCCAGGGTAAGGCGTTAGGCGAGCTAGTGGGCCGTTACCAGGCCGCCACGCAGGAAGTGCGCAATGTGCAAGGTTCCATTGGCCAATTAGAGCGCACCCAAAGAAAGCTTGCTGAAAGTTTTGATGTAACTCAATTAGGAGGCGAAGACCCAGATAGCACCGATGCCACCGTAACCACTGGCAGCACCGGCCGAATTGATGCCGTAACAAAAGCCCTGGAAAAATACCAGCAAGGGTTGGAGCAGGTGCGTAAGGAGGCCGAGGTGTTCGGCACTTCTATTGATGAGCAGTTGAACCAGAAAGCGGATTTAGCCCGGCAGGCCATTGAGGAATTGCTGGCAGCTGGGCTGGAACCTACTGCCGAGGTAATCCGTAACCTGAAAAGCGGCCTTGACCAAATACGGCTAGACCGGGCATCTACCAGCGCGGCTAACTTCGCTGTCAATGCGGCGGCGGCCGGCGCTGCTGCTAGCCAGTTTGCCGGGCAGGGCGTGGAGCCGCTAGCTAACTCGTTCGGAAACCTGGGCGGGGCGGTTCAGTCGGCACAGTCTGGGATAAGTTCCATTACACCACTATTCACAGCTGTGGGTGAAGGTATGGCCGCTGCTGGCCAGCGAAGCGCGGAACTAAGGGAGCAACTGGTGGGCATTGCTAACCTGGCTACTGGTGTTTTACAGGAGGGATTTTCCGGCTTCTTCCAGGTGTTAGCCGAAGGAGGCACCAACGCTTTCCAGGCGTTCACCAAGGCCATTAAGCAATTGATAGTGCAGTTGGTAACGGCAGTGGCTACAGCCGCAGCATTAGCCGTACTGTTCACTATAATTTCAGGCGGTGCCGGCGGCATTGCTGGCGTGAAAAACTTGCTGGGCTTTTCTGGTGGTGGCAGCCTATTCGGTGGATTCCTGAAAGGCTTAATTCCTGGGCTGGCTGAAGGCGGTATTGTTCCACCTGGCTACCCGAATGATACCTACTTGGCCCGGCTTTCGTCCGGGGAGGTAGTCGCCAGGCCGGAAAAGCTGGAAAGCCTGGGCCTGGCAAACAGCAACGACATTAACGTCACCGGCCGCATTGTTGCAGATGGCTCGGACTTGGCGGTAGTGCTGGAACGGGCGCAATATAACCGTACACGCACAAGAGGAAGATAATGGCTACAAGGTTCACGGCCAAGTCTGGAGGCGAAAAGGGCACCACCTACACAGTGGAAATTGACGATTCCACAGGTGGGAGCAATACGGATATTGAAATACAAGGCTTTACGCTTACCTACGACCCCGACGAACAGGAAGACCCGATAAGCCCCATAATTTCTTCTAGTTGCACGTTCGTCATCAATGTAAAGGAATCCTACCAAAGCACGATAAACACATTCATTTCCGACCTGGTAGGCGCTGACGAGGGCCGGTTCCGGGTGAAGATAACGGACGGAAGCAGTAACATCTATTGGCTCGGCTACATACTTACTGACCAAATAACCTACCAAGACCAGGATTGGGCAGATGCTAAGGCTGGCAGCGAGTTCCTGATCCGGGCAGTGGATGGCATTTCCCGGCTAAAAGACCTGGACTACAACGATGCCGGCACGGCTTATCAAGGCCGGGTGACATTCAAGGAACACTTGTTCAACATCCTTGACAAAATTGGCCTTTCGGACTTTTATGGCGGAACTGATAACTACCTATTCACTATTTGTCGATGGTATGAAGACGACATGGGCGGCCTTACGTTGAATGATAATAGCTTCGATAACACTTATGTAGACCACGCGGCATTCATTAGCAAAGACAGTGACGGCAATAATACGTATCAAGATTGTTATACCGTTTTAAAGCAGATCGCCCAAACTTTTCTTTGCCGATTTTATGTTTCTAATGGCGTCTACCGGCTGGACCAAATACCGGAATACCGGGAAAGTAGCGTCTACCGGCACAGATACTACAGTGATGGCACAAAGCCTGGCACAACTTCAGGCGTTGACCTTAGCGTGGTAGAAAACTCTGACGATGTAATAAGGCTGGCCGGGGGGCGGTATTCTTACTTTGCTCCAGTGCGCCGCATTTGCTACACCTTTAAACATTTCAACGATAAGAATTACTTAGCAGGCGCTTTTTGGGATGAGAACAGCGATCCTCGCCAACTGACTGACACTTTTGGCCGCGATGGTATTCGGCTTAGGATTCGTTTAGCCTGGGAGGTTATCGCTGATTTTTCTCTAGGCGTAGACGACCCTTGGATTAGTTCGTATATGCTGTATGACTTAGAGGTAAGGATAACCATAGGATTAACAAATTATTATCTGAAGCGCACATACAATTTTAACCAGAACAACAACATACAATTTTCCGAGCCGGAATGGACGACCACTAGCACAGATAGATATAAAGTGGCAATCCCTGTGAGTAGTGAGGATGATACACAATATTATACATTGACCTTTGAAACGCCTGAAATGCCTGGAACTGGCGATTTTGCCGGAGCTGCGTTAGATGTGGATTATGATACCATCGTCAACAATAATACGAGTGTAAGTATTACTACCGCTTCGTTTCTAGCCCATAAGACGCTGCTACAGCTAGTTAGCGATGATGATAATGCTTTGGCTATTGAAACCAAATACACGCTGGATAATGATACCGCTCCTAATGCTAGCTTAGTATTAGAATACGAAACATTAATGAATGATAGCCCGGAGTTTTTCACCAGTGCGGGGCTAACTATTGAAAACGGCAGTGCTGAAGAAGAGCCAAGTGGCTCATGGACCAAAGGAACCAGTGGGCTAGGTGCCAGGTTATATTACTTGTGGCTTAATGAGGTAATGAAAATACGAGAAGAAAGCTTGCTAAGGTGGACTGGTGAAATATACGGTGCTGATTATGCTTTTCATAACTTAATTGAGTTTACCACCGGGCAGCTCTTTGTTGGTCAGCGGGTGGAGTACGATAGTAAGGCTGAAACATGGAGAGGTGATTGGTGGTTTGTGGGCTACGATGATACGCTTTCGGCTACTCAAGGGCCAGTAATTGTAGTTCCTCCAATTACTGGCGGAACAGGCAATATCCTGACATCAGAGCCTAGTGAGCCGATTGTGAACAACCCACCACCCTCTGGCGGTGGGGAGCCGTTCGGCATCGGTAATGTCATTACGAATACAGATGGTAATATCCTGACATCGGGCGGGGCTATCACCAGTATTAATATAGATGCGCCGGGGGTTGACAATATCATTAAAAACGGAGATACCTTCTATGTGTACGACCCGGTAACGCAGCACCTAGTAACGTTCAATGCAACGGCAGATGTTAGCGCCAGCGACACGAGTATAAGTATAAGCAGCACAACACCTCCCAATGACCTAAGCGATAACAGCTATGTGATTGTGCCACCTGAAGTATATATACCTAACGTCCAAAGCCAGGCCCGGCGCGTGAGATACAAGCAAAAGTTCACTGGCTCCAGCTCGGCTACGCTGACAGTTACGGAAAATTCTGGCAACCTACCCACTGACACCGATCAGATAGAGGTGTATATGGGCACTGGCCGCCTGCATGAAACTGATGATTATACGGTGTCTGGTTCAGATATTACACTAACCTGGACACCGGACGGAAACGCTAATTTTTGGGTTTATTTTTCATACCCATAGATAATACAATGAAGCATTCGCCTTATCCAGCTTGAGGACGCGCCAGATACTACTGAAACCTATCTTATTGTGGCTGGCGTTGGCGATACGATACAGTATAGGGCTGTGGTTTCAGACTCTATACAATATGTGCCTGATACTACCAATCTGAGCCAGTGGCGCGGTTCTCTGTTCGTTAATTCCAGCCGGGACACTATGGGGTTTTACGATGGCAATAAGTGGCAGTTGTTTTTTGGCGGTGGCGGCGGCGCAGCAGACACGCTATATGTTGCAGCGGATTCAGGCAGCCCCATAGAGCTGACCAACGGCGAAACCCACACCCAGGCCGGCGGCTTTGGCTTGAATACTTCCAACTCTTCCAATACCACCACTTTCACGGTGGACAGCACCGAAGTGGCTACACTTTCTGCATTGCAGGACACCTCGGCAGCAATACGGGGAGACTTCCCGGCAGATACGGACAACCAGACAGTGGATACGCTGGCCTTATCTGGAACCACCTTGCGCCTAGCCCTGGAGGATGACGGTGAAGCGCCCTATGAGGTTGACTTATCCAGCCTCCAGGACGGCACAGGCATGGAAACCTGGATAATTGCTGGAGATACGGGTAGTAGCATTATATCAGATGGGGCTACTGTCACAATAGCTGGGGGCAATGGAATCACCACAGCCGAAAGCGGGGGCACGTTGACGGTCACAGCAGCAGATGTAAGTGCTACCAATGAGTTGGACACTCTGACTTTTTCAGCCGATAGCGGGAGCGACAACAGCTTGAGCAACGGCGGCACCTTGGATATTGCAGGAGGGTTCGGAGTTACCACAACAGGCAGTGCCGGGCAAATCACTGTGGATGCTGACAGTTCAGATGTGGCTACCTTGTACGCTCTTATTGATACAGCCACGGCAATAAGAAACGATTTCCCAGGTGCTGGTGGCTCTGGCTTTGGGATTGATAGCACAGTAATAAGTGGCACTGCTGGAAGTGTGTTATTTGTAGATGCCTCCGGCAATCTTCAGCAGGACAACAGCAATCTATTTTGGGATGACAGCAACACCCGTCTGGGTATCCTGGACAACACGCCAGATTATACCCTCGACATTGAAGGCACTGGTAGTGTAAAACTGCCTGCCGGCACTACGGCAACGCGCCCAGACAGTTCCACCATTGGACAATTTCGCATGAACACTACACGCGGCTTCCCTGAGTTCATGGGGTACGGTACTTGGAAAATATTAGGCGCTTATGTCAATGACGATGTGAGCAAGTTGATAGCAGGCGGTTACGATTTCAATATCAATCAATCGCTGGTAGGTCTTGACGGTTATGTGATGACCTATAATGAAAGCAACGACGAATGGGAGGCCCAGGCCGCCAGTTCCGGCGGAGCTTTTTCAACAACTAGCAACGTAACCAGCAACAGCCCAGGCACACTGTCTACCGATGATTTTGTTTTCGGTGCCGACCAATTGGATGACGCAGGAAACAGCAACCACGATTACCGATTTCAGTTCGATAAAAGTAAAGGGGCTTTCCGGGCTGGCGTGGCTACTGCTACACAGTGGGATGTGGATAGTGTTGGCTTTTTCTCTATTGCGTTAGGCTACGATAATCAAGCTATGTCCACCTATTCAGGCGTACTCAGTGGATCTACTAATTATGTTGGGACTGCTTCCACCGTTGCACTAATTACCGGCGGAGCTTCTAATGAAGTTTCTGGCTCATCTCCGTATGGCGTCATCTCTGGCGGCAACCAGGGGCTTATCAATAGCGATGCTGATTATGCGCACATTCTAGGCGGCAGGCGTGGCCGGGCTTACAATGCCGGGCAGTTAGTTTACCCCGGGGCGTGGCCTTTAGGTGATGTTACACGGGTAACGCAGACGAGCAGTTACGTAGTAGGCGAAGAAAGTACAGGCACCAGTAATTTCGAATTATACCTTAATACCAGCAATGAGCAGATAGAACTACCTAATAATACGTTCGTGTCTGGTACAGCTTATTGCACAGCCTACATTAAGACTGTCGGCAATGGCACTAATATAAGCCAGTACGACCATGCCCAGCAAGTTATTCATTTCAATTTCCGAAACATATCGGGCAGCGTATTAGGTAGCAGCACAACAGCACTCGAAACCGAAGATGCTGATATGTCCGATGGCACTTTCGCAGTATCAACTGATCCTGTTACTGATGCTATTTATTTTCGATATACACCCCCATCCAATGCAGGGACTACTACCGTGATAGTGGCCTCTTGCTCTTGTATAATGCATGAAAATTCAACTGAACAATGAAATATTATTTAAGCATTATTTTGTTTTTTTTCCTCGCTGCCCTGGCATACGGGCAGGCGCTACAAAGTGATAGCACCTACATCATCGTTGATGACGGCCAGTTCTACAGCGTGCGCCGGACTGTAGATCAAAACGGAGAGCGCATAACCAAAGAGCGCCCACTTACTGACACAGCCCAACTTCAGGATTTCGTGTATAGGATAAGCCTCGACAAAGCTTTCGAGTATGCCAGCTATGTGAATGAGGCCTGGAAAAAGCCTCAGTACACCAAATTTCTATTAGCTGCCAGCAGCGCCCTTCAAAGCAGCACTGGGAAAACATTATTCCAACTTTCAGCCGAACGCGAAGCCGATGACGCAGTAGGCGTATGGCAAGTAAGCACGGATTCTGGCCAGAATTTCACGGCCGCTACCATAAGCCAGGAAAGTCTCGGCAGCCTGCAAATAAGTGTAGGAGCCCAAACTTATACGCTGCTGATCGTCGGGGGGGCCTGGGTGCGAATCCTGGGTTTTCAGGGTGGCGTGGACTTACACAGGGTAAATCAAGCTGTAGAGTTCCGAAGCCTTGACGAAACCATAATTCTGAAAAAATGAAGTATTTACTGATCATATTCACGTTAATTGCGTCACTACCAGCCTTGTCGCAGCAGCGCCCGGACTTGTTTCCACAAAAGGACAACCTAGAAGCCACCGATGAGCATTATTCCCAGGCTGGCGGTACAGCTGTGCGCATACTTGCAGACAGTGCGCGGATGTTCTACATCCCTGACATTGATATTGTAGCGCTTTCGTACTGGCACTAATATAGTCGATTCATTGCGTGGGCGATTTGTTATAGACCTTAGCGGGGATTGGTGGTATGTGGATTCAGACAAGAGCGCGGTGGCCATCGGCACGGGCAACGTGGCAGCCCAAACGCTAGCTTTTTCTAATCCCAATTTGAGTATATCTAACGGTAACACGGTTGACCTATCGAGCCTATCCACTAGCCCAGATAGCGCCGTGTGGGCTACGCTCTACGCATTGCAAGATACGGCCAGCACCTTGCGCGCCGAATTGGCCGGAGGAGGTACAGACAGCACCGTATTCGCTACTGTTTACCTGACAGACACCCTAAGTGCAGCGATACGAAGCGAGAAAGCAGATGCCAGCCATACGCACGTAGAGGCTGACATTACAGACTTAGCCCACTACACCGATGCCGACATTGATGGCAATGAAACCGCATTTTCTGGATGGGATAAAAACGCGGCTGATGATTTCGATGGGGCTTTCTCAAGCCTTACAGGCATCCCATCTGGGCTTTCAGATGGCGATGATGTCGGGCTAACCAGTATAGACAGTAGCATATTCGCTTCTGTCTACCGGGTGGACACCGCCAGTGCTGCCATACGTTCTGAGCTGCATGACGCGGTAACACTCACCGGGGCCGGTACTTACATTTCCTTATCGAGCCAGCAAATAACAGTTGATGCCATCACCGAAAGTGATATATCTGACTTAGACCACTTCACAGGTGCAGACATAACAGGCGCAGAAACAGCGTTTTCGGGTTGGGATAAGAACGCCAGCGATGACGTAGGCCAATTGTCAGACTTGTCTGATGTGAACACCTCAACAGCTACCAACAGGAATGTATTAGTAGCCGATGGCGTAGATTGGGAAAGCAGGGCGTTAGTGGAAGCAGATATTTCAGACCTGGGAAGCTACCTGACAGCTGAGAGCAACGACTTAACCGCAGCAGTAACATGGGCCAACGTGCCAGATGTCAACATAACACAGAGTAGTGTAACCCAACATGAGGCAGCACTAACGATCACTGAAAGCCAAATAAGTGACCTTAGTCATACAACCGATACGAAACTGAGCCAAGAAGAAGTGGAGGATTTCACTGGTGCCATGTTCTCAGGGAACACCGAAACACTAATCACCGCCACTTACCAAGATATAGATGGAACAATTGACTTGGTGGTGGACAACGACCTAAGCCAATACGACAACACTACTTCAGGCTTCCTGACAGAAATTAGTCAAGATGCCACGCCCAAAGCCGGAGGAGAACTGGACATGCAAGGCAACAATATTATAGACTTAGGTGATGTGACATTCCAAACTGGGGTCAGTGGAGGAACCCTGCGAACAGGTACAAGTGCTGCCGACAAATTTAGGTTGCAAGCCTATGATGTTGATGGGGGCAGTTACACGACCCTAATGGAGGCATATGCGGGAAACGATCCGCAGATGCAAATATTTGTCGATTATTTCCACTTTGAGGACGCAGCTGACCCCACAAAAATAGTAGACCTAGATGTTAGTGGGGTGTCGACCGGAACTACAAGAACTTTTTCTTTTCCTGATGCAAGTGGAACCTTTGAGCTAGAAGGCCACACGCATACTGAAGGCGAGATTAGCGACCTTTCCCACTATACTGATTCGGATATAGATGGGAATGAGGCAGCATTTACGGGTTGGGATAAGAACGCCAGCGATGACGTAGGCCAATTGTCGGACTTGTCTGATGTGAATACGTCAACCCCAACTAATAGGAATGTGCTGGTAGCCGATGGCGTAGATTGGGAAAGCAGGGCGTTAGTGGAAGCCGATATTAGCGACTTGGGCAGTTACCTTACAACCGAATCCAACGACTTGACAGCAGCAGTAACATGGGCGAACGTGCCAGATGCAAACATAACCCAAACGAGCGTAACGCAGCATCAGGCAGCGTTAACCATTACCGAAAGCCAGATAAGTGACCTGCAAAGCTACCTCACTGCCGAGGTAGATGGCAGTACCACGAACGAGCTGCAAACGATTGATGTAATAACCCTGGATAGTTTTTTGCTTCAACTGAGCCTGGCCAGCGATGGCGAGGCCACTAAGGAATTGAACCTTTCCAGGTTCGGCACAACAGGCCCGGAAACGGATGCCGTTTTTACGGCCACCTTCACAGCGAAGAAAGGCATAAAAAACCTGGTGGATTGCACCAGCAGCGCCATTACTGTCACGCCGCCCAGCACGCCTGCGACGGGAGATACTTTTGCTGTTGTCGATGCGCGGGGCAATTCGGGAACGAATAACATCACAATAGACTTTTCAACGGCAACACAGAACTTATACGGTAGTGCGCAGGACTACATTCTTAATGCCGATGGTGGGGCGGTAGAGTTCTATTACATCGGGGCCACTACCGGCTGGGTATCAAACAAATAACCATGAAGCACTACATAACCATATCACTGTTTTTTCTAGCCTGGCAGGCATCCGGGCAGATATACCATGTTGACCCAAGCGGCGGGGGTGGTGGCAGTTCCGGATGGGATTCGCTGATAATCAGAGAATACACCAGCAATAGCACCTGGACAAAGCCGGCTGACAGCTTGGGGCTGGATTTCATATGGGTGGTGTGTGTTGGCGGCGGCGGCGGTGGTGGCGGTGGCTCCGTGTA